AAGTGGGGGATGACAAATACGAGAAAATCCAAATGGAATTCGTACAGGCGCAGCAGAACGCGTTTGATACATATGGACGCTTGTTGAAAGATCACAATGTTGCCCGTGAACTAGCGCGGGTTGTCACGCCCGTCGGTGCCTACACAGAACTGTACTGGAAATGTGACCTCCACAATTTCATGCACTTTCTCAATCTGCGAATGGACGATCACGCCCAACGGGAAGTGCGTGATTATGCGAACGCGATGTATGCATGTGCGAAACCACACTTCCCACATGCTTTTAAGGCATGGGAAGATTATGTGCGGAATAGCTACACGCTTAGTGCCGCAGAATGTAAAATGCTCGGCGCTGCGCTTCGCACAATAGATAATAATCATTCATGGCCACAAAATTCATACGGTATGACAGATCGTGAATACGCAGACTTCAAATTTTTTCTTGAACAAACTTGTTCTCAATCGGAGTAGTAATGGCAGTAGACGGACTCGACCGCGACGTATTCGGTATGACGGACTATATGAAGTTCATTCATATTTCACGCTATGCGCGGTGGCTGCCCGAAGAGAACCGACGTGAAACATGGTCGGAAACTGTTGGTCGATATTTTGACTTCTTTGAAAAGCATCTGAAAGAGAACAACAGTTTCACGCTCACGAAGAACGTTCGAAAAGAATTGGAACAGGCGGTACTGACGCTGAAAGTTATGCCATCCATGCGATGTCTTATGACAGCAGGGGAGGCGCTGGAGCGCGAGAACATCGCTGGTTATAATTGTTCGTACGTGGCAATTGACTCGCCGCGGGCGTTTGATGAGATCATTTATATTCTTATGAACGGCACGGGCGTCGGGTTCTCAGTGGAGTCACAACACACATCACAGTTGCCCCGCGTCGCCGAAGACTTTCACGACACGGATACCTGTATCAACGTGCGAGATAGCAAACTCGGCTGGGCGAAGGCGCTAAAGGAACTACTGGCGATGCTCTATGCTGGGCAAATCCCAACGTGGGATGTCACCAAAGTGCGGCCCGCCGGATCACCGCTCAAGACGTTTGGTGGGCGGGCGTCAGGACCAGAACCGCTGGTAGAACTGTTTCGGTTCTGCGTTCGAACCTTTCGTGCGGCGGCCGGACGAAGATTGACCACACTAGAGTGTCATGACATTGTCTGTAAGATCGCGGAGATTGTTGTCGTGGGTGGCGTTCGTCGCAGTGCGCTGATCTCGCTCTCAGATTTGTATGATGACAGAATGCGCCATGCGAAGAACGGGGAGTGGTGGAACATGAACTCCCAGCGGGCGTTGTCCAACAACAGCTATGTGGCGCAGAAGGAACGTCCGACACTATCTACCTTCCTCGATGAATGGAAAGCTCTCTACGAAAGCAAGAGCGGTGAGCGTGGCGTCTTTTCCCGTTACGGTGCAAAGATCCAATCGGAGAAAACCGGGCGCCGAAACACAGACCATGACTTCGGCACGAATCCATGCTCGGAGATTATTCTGCGGAGTCGAGAGTTCTGCAACCTGAGCGAAGTGGTGGTGCGCGTCGATGATACCGAGGAGACGCTGACGGCGAAGGTGCGTCTCGCGACCATCCTCGGCACGTTCCAGTCAACCCTGACGAACTTTAGCTACGTGAGTAAAGATTGGAAGAAGAACTGCGACGAAGAGCGGTTGCTTGGTGTTTCCCTCACGGGCATCATGGATAGCGCACTCACCAACGGCGGCAGCAAAGGATTAGCTGAACGACTGGAAGCATTGAAGGCGATCACTGTCGCGACAAACGCAGAGTGGGCGAAGAAGATCGGCATTCCACAGAGCGTCGCCATCACTTGTGTGAAGCCTTCAGGCACCGTGTCGAACCTTGTTGATAGTGCGTCGGGTATTCACGCACGACACGCAGAGTATTATATTCGAACAGTGCGGGCGGATAAGAAAGACCCGTTGGCGAAGATGATGATCGATGCGGGCTTTCCCGTCGAAGCGGATGTGATGCGCCCCGATCATACGTGGGTGTTTTCGTTTCCACAGAAAGCGCCGAAGGGGTGCATCACACGCAACAAGCGAGATGCGGTCGAACAATTGGAATTCTGGCGCACCTATCAGGATAGCTGGTGTGAGCATAAACCCAGTGCCACGATCTATGTCAAGGAAGATGAGTGGCTCGATGTTGGTGCGTGGATCTATCGCAACTTCGACAAGGTATCTGGGCTGTCGTTCCTCCCAAACTCAGAACACATTTACCAGCAGGCACCATATCAGGACATCACCAAGACTGAATATGAGGAGTGGCTGAAGAAGATGCCTAAAAATGTGGACTGGACGAAGCTCGGAGATTATGAAAAGACAGACCATACATCTGGTACACAGGAACTCGCCTGTAGTGCGGGTGTTTGTGAAATTGTGGATCTCATTCCGCGATAAATAATAAACCAGCGAAAAAGGATAGTTGATATATGTCGTCCAAGAAACGAATCGTTATTGAATGTGCGTCCTGTCTATACACCTGTACCATCACCGGTCAGAATGTGGAGCTTGTACAATTTTGTCCATTCTGTAGCGAGGCAGTTCCAATGCCGTATGACAAACCCGGCCGCGAGGAATTCTTTGAAGACGTGTATGACGATGATGCAGATTTCAACCGGGACGATGAATGATCGCGGGTGTGGACTACTCTATGACGTGCCCGGCGGCGTGTATTCCCTATGACACACCACAATTCTGGTTTGCCAGTCAACGAACCTATGCGTCACTTCCCTCGATCTCGACGCATAAGATCACAACACTCGACGTGACGCAACGAGCCGAAGCAACTGCCATTGCACTCATTGAGTGGTTGAAGCATCATTCGGATGTTCGTGCCGTACTATTGGAGAACTACGCCTTCAGCGCAACGGGGCGTGTCTTTCATATTGGCGAACATACCGGCATTCTCAAGTACTTACTCTGGAAAGCCGATTACCCCGTGTATGCTGTACCTCCCACGGTCGTCAAGAAGTTTGCGACTGGAAAAGGTAACGCCGACAAAATACGCATGACATCCGCGTTCCTCAAGGACTACCCCAATGGGCAGAGTTGGTGTAGTACGTTCTTCCCCCGCTCGCCCACAACGCCACGTGCCAAGGCCCCGCTTTCTGACTTGGCAGATGCTTACTGGATCGCCAAATATGGCGTGTCCAGCGAATCAGATCCCCTCATCACGACCACCGGAAAATAATTTGCACGGTACCCAGAGATCTGGTATAATAGTGTTTGTTTAACAGTATCGTAAAAGGAGCAATATCAATGTTAGATGTATTCAACGCAGTCATCGACAAATTCGGGCCATGGATCGTGTGTTTTGCCATGATTGGCATCTCTCTCTTCGAATCGCACAGACATGAGGAAACGCTTGTGGCTATCAATGGTGAACTTGCCGCGGCACTTGAAGCGGTAGCTAAAGTCCATGAAACGCAAACCGACCTGTTGGCGAGGGACGGGTTCATACTCCCCCCGCAGGGTGGCCCTCAGCCATTGCGGTAGAGGGCCTGCGCGTGCCAGTCACACTTCCGATAAGTCTGCATAAGATGTATTGGACGGCTGCCGTCTGGGCAGTGCGTTCTGGCAATTGGGTGACTGTTGTTAGTGGAAACGATCATATTCACATGAGAAACTCGATGCACTACGCCGATAGGGCGCTCGACTTTCACTCGTCCGACATGGACGGACTGAACGAGTGGTTGAACTACCACGGGTATGCCACCTTCTGGCAAGTCGCTGGGCACTACGCTCATGTCCACGGGCAAACGCTGGCGCCTGAGGCGGCGCGCCGACTCGCGGCCGCTGCCCTAAACAAGTTATTGTCTAACTTGGAAACTGTGGACTATCGCATCGAGGGCGAGACAGATGAGACTGTTAATCATCTCCGGCCGAGTGTGCCATGGCAAACGGCGGCGGGAATGAAAGCAGCGGGATACGGTATCTAATGAATATTTTTGTCCTTCACCGTGACCCGAAAGAAGCGGCAAAGATGCACACCGATAAGCATGTGCGCCAACAGTCTATCGAATATGCCCAACTTCTCTCATCAGCCCACCGTGCCTGTTCGCACCCCGAAGAACCGGCATTGGTGGGTCTATACAAAATGATACAAGAGCATCATCCAACGACAATATGGGCGCGTACGCATCCACTCCACTATGCGTGGCTGTATGAGCTTGCGTGTGCGACATGGGAGGAATACACATATCGCACCGGAAAGGTACACGCATCCAGTCGCCTGCGGCGCGCTCTTGCGCGAGTACCCAAGATACCCAGTCTCAAGACTGATACGCCACCACCGCAATGTATACCGGATATTTACAAAATTACCGGATCGGCCGATGCTGGCGGTAACACATGGGACGCCACCGTTAATGCGTATCGGAAGTATTACGGCGGCAGCACTATCGAGTCAGACACATGGAAGCGACGTGACGCGCCAGAATGGCTCCACATGCCAGTACCGTAACACGATTTTTATTGCTACGACAGAAGGAGTTTGCTATAATATGCACATGCCTAAATATCGCAAGGCCAGCCCCCTTCACCCACAGTGGGCGGACATAATCACACTCGATGACATTCGTGGCATCATTACCCACTTTCAGAAATCTGCCACCGTCTACGAAGGTTATATCAACGAGAATAATATGCCGACACTCTGGAGTTCGTCACTTAAAATTGTACGTGATCGTGTTGCATTTTGGACAGAGATGCTTGAATGTCGTGAACGCGGAGAGAAGATCATGCCACGTGTTCGCGAGTATCAACATGGCAATGAATTATCTGCAAAAAATTAACGACCTGTCATGCCCATTGATTCGGGATGATCAGGTGCGCCGCCATCTCCCGATGGAATTTCGAATTGCAGACGGACGAGAAGTTTACGGGCTTTACAATGACGGTGTTATTCTCGCGGTTCTCTGTGTAGCGTATGTCTCGGCAGTACCTCGCACGATGGCAGAACTGTCCGACATGACAATGAGTCTCGGCGCGCCAATTGTGACTCTCTACTCCGTGTGGTCGTATGTGCGTGGCTCAGGTCGCCAGATGGTATCCGCAGCACTGAAGCACATCATGGCCGCGCACAGTGAAATCACGCGAGTTGTCACGCTCTCACCAATAACAGACATGGCTCGCGATTTTCATTTGGCGAACGGGGCGAAAGTACTCAGTACTAATCAGGAGTCCGACAACTATGAATATCCGTGCCAAACACAGGGAGAGTAGGCCAACGGTGGCAAGCAGTCTTGAAAACTGTCGCTCGGTGATCGGGTAGTCGGTTCGATTCCGGCACTCTCCGCCAATGATTGTATGATATAATGGACCACATGAAACCAAAAAAAGAGATGGTCAAGCATTTCGCCACCGACGAGCAAAACTATGCCGATGACATTCATGATGTCTTAAAAACGGACTTGTGGGCACAAACCGATATTTGTAAACGTATTGGAAGAGACGAAGTGTTTGCCCAGCATGTGTATGCGGCACTCTGCAATCAACAGTTTATTCGTGTAGAGGAATTGACAACAGGCGCGGATCCAATAAAGGTGTCGTATTCATGGCGCAAAGCCGCAGAAATCATCGCACTGATTCGTAACGAGTTTTATAACAAGACAGAGAACCCCGACGTTATAGAAACGTACGTCCATTGGTATTGTAGTGGTATGGGATGCCTCGAAGGTGCGGTCGAAGAGGGTGTTGTCACTGACGAAGTTCGTGACACATTTCGTAATATGGGATGGTCGCCTATCGCCCATCCAGATGAATGGGGAGTCTAATGGACAAAGAACCAACTCTTATTGCACCTACCGAACCTGTCGAGTATGAAATTACCGGCGCACCCGAAGGCGACACGACAGACACGACACCGAAACGGATCACGGTACCCGAAGCTGAACTGCAGGCCAAGAAACTCGCAATTTTGCGACAGATGGTCGAAGTAGAGCAACGTCGTGTATTGCGAGTCAAGAGTAAAGCAAAGACGAAAGCGAAGAACCGTCGCAAGGCGCAATTAGCAAAAAGTTCTCGCAAACGTAACCGTCAATAGGAACGTGAAATGACTATACTTAAAGGTAGCGGAAAGAAAAACACGCCACGCCCTGATCGCAAGGTAGAGCGAATCAAAGAGGGTGCCGAGCGCACTGCTCGCTGGGACGAACTCACGACACAGCATAAGCTCGATGACCTAGATCGGCGATTGGGGAAAGGTATTGGCGCCGTAAGACAACGTCAGCGATATCAGAAAGAGCTAAAAAAAGCGTCGTCGTGAGAATAGTTGTTACGGGTGCGGCCGGATTCATCGGCTCTCATCTCAGTCAGACGCTGCTAAATCGCGGACATAAGGTGATCGGTATCGACAATCTCCTGACTGGTAGTCTTGCGAACATTGCCAATTTACGGCAGTTTGAACTCTATGATTCGTTCTACTTCATTCGGCATGATGTCACCCATCCCATCGACATCGATGGCCCGGTTGATTTCGTGCTACACTGGGCGAGTCCCGCAAGCCCAAAGGACTACCTTGAACTGCCGATCCAAACACTCAAGGTCGGTTCTCTTGGAACACTCAATGCGCTAGGACTCGCGAAAGCGAAAAATGCGGGATTTATCCTCGCGTCAACGTCTGAGGTGTACGGTGATCCACTGGAACATCCACAAAAGGAAACGTACTGGGGCAACGTCAACCCCACTGGACCACGTGGTGTGTATGACGAAGCGAAGCGATTTGCTGAAGCACTGACGCTCGCGTATCATCGTTCCCACGGACTCAACGTAAAGATTGCACGTATCTTCAACACCTACGGTCCACATATGAGGCCCAAGGATGGCCGCGCTATCCCAGCGTTTATATCTCAGGCACTCTACAATGAAGATGTGACGGTCTTCGGTGACGGTAGTCAGACGCGGAGCTTCTGTTACATAACGGATCTCGTCGAGGGCGTGATGCGGTTGATGGCATTAGATGCGAGTTGGAGCGACCCAATCAACATTGGCAATCCATATGAGGTCACGGTGGAGGAAATCGCCCGCACGGTAATCCGGTTGACTAATTCCAGAAGTCGCATCGTCTTTCGTCCCCTTCCGGTGGACGATCCTAAAAAACGACAACCAGACATCACGCTTGCCAAAACGATGTTACAATGGGAACCGTCCGTCACACTTGAACAGGGCCTTCAGAAGACTATTGATTACTTTACATCGTCAACGCCAGAGGGCCTCGCGAGGCTCGTCGCCAACTGATCCTTCTTTAAGAAGTGCGTTGGTGAGCTAAATAGCCGTAAGATGCATATATTGAATAAACTTATCGCCACACTCAAGCGCATATGCGGTGGACAAATGGTGACGGTATTTCTTACCATATTGGTTGTAGCTGCGTTTTTCTTTGGCTACCTGCAACGTCCATCACCCGAAACAACCGCCACCATCAGTCAGCCCGCGCCGAATGTTGTCACCATAGAGGTGCCCGTCGAGGTCATTACTGAGAGGGTCGTGGTCGAATATATTGAGATAGAGGATCAAACCGCGGCGCTCGCCTTGCTGGAACAAAACGACGAGTTGAAGATACGGGTCGAACAACTGTCGGTGTCGTTGGCAGAAGCACAGAGCAGTGGCACCGGCGTTGCGGTCACTACTGTGGTTCCACCGACAGAGACAGCACCCGCCGTGGCGACCGTGACGTTCAAAGACTGGCGACTGGACTTCACCGCAGAAAATAATATCGCGAACTACACGCTCACACAGAAGTTCTCCATCGTCAATAGCGTTGGGCGCGACAAAGACAATGTCCCAACGAACCTCATTCGTCTATATGAGATCGGCCCAAATGACGAGCGTGTGCTGATTCCCACAACGGGAACCACAACGGTTGCGGTTACAGGCAACACGCCGCACTTCTACACCAAGCTGACGGTACAGGGTGGTGTCGGACACGCGGGCGGTGAGCAGCGAATCTTTTTCGCAACTCCGTGGTTGAAACGTGGTAACACGACAGCAACCGAAGATACCCGTTGGGCATTCCTCACACCTATGGTCGCACTGTCCAAAGAAGAACAGAGCGTTGGTATTGCGCCGATCTCATTCAACCTCGGGTCGCTGGCGCGCCAACCGTTGACGAACTTGTGGTTCTCACCGTATGTCGGCACGACAACTGGTGTGACCATCAATCAAACGGGGTTCGTCGTGAGTGTAACGTTCTAGGAAACATTATGACATTTACAACTACCGTCGGCACCACCACCATCAAGACTACCCTCTACGGCGAGGTCACACCGGAGCGTCTTATCAAAGAACGCGCTCGGGCAACACATCAGGCAGAACAGTTGAACCCCGTTAGGATTACACCAACGCGGCCGCAACGACCACGGCGAGACGCACATTCCGAGGACGCGGTGTGGAATAAGCAATCTTATCAATCCACGGGACGATGATCATTCGAAATGGCAAGGACCAATAGAACTGTGGCAGACTACAAGATTGCACAGGAACAACCAACGGCAGTGTGTCGGCGCTGCGCGACTAAATATAGTACGTGGGTACAGGAACAGAAACCGCTACCCATTGCAGAGTACCACACCGCTATGTGTGATGTGTGTTTGAAACACGATACGTTAGTCACGCATTCGAATAATGTTGGGCTACTAGTGGAGGGGTGGACTACAGACACACTGACTCATTCAAGCTTTTAGCGTAGGTTAATGATTCTATCTATCGCCACATCTTTTATGTTGTTGGGGGTTTTTTACGACGCCCCTCCAACCACAATGCAAATAAGCATGTTGGTGGAATGCGTCAACGGGTTCTACGCCTCCTCAACATTCCCCGCCGGAAGTGGGCAGGGAAGCCGAGAGGTAAAGGGGGCGATGGATGATTGGTGTGTTTTGAATATGGAAGCGCGGGACAGAGACGATAAGATTGTGGAGAGGGAAATGCGAAAGTTTTTCATGACCGCAGTGACCGTGCAGCTTCCCCCGCCTCCCGATCTGTGATATAATTAACGGTAACAAATGCTTCGGGCTAGAATTTTAATGGGAGATTAGTGCATGTACGTTATTGCTGGATTTGGTTATGTTGGTTCTGCCCTTTACAACACCGCGTCGAAGCGCCTTCCCCATTACATTATCGATCCCCAATTTCCCGAACGTGGTTCGTGGGACCTTCTTCACAGCACGACGCAAACGGATACGGTGCTTGGCGGTCTCGTTGTCAGTTCGAAGCGATTCGTTGAGGTCGATGGTATCATCGTCTGTGTCTCCACACCGCAGGCACCCGATGGTAGTTGTAATATCGACAACGTTCTAGACGTACTTAAGCGTGTTGCACACCAGTACCCTGACGTGCCGGTGCTTATCAAGAGTACGCTCACGTTTGGATCTTGGGACACGATCAAGGCGCAGCGTCCACACATGAAGATAACATACTCCCCCGAATTCCTAAAGGCGGCCGACGCGGCCGCAGACTTTGCCGCACAGGATTTTGTGGTGCTTGGTGATGATACGCCTGACGCCACATGGACGAAGTACTTCAACACGGTGCTACCCAAAGCTCACATCCACCAGTGCGCGGTCAAGGAAGCCATCATGATGAAGTATGCGTCGAACGGTTTTCTGGCAGTGAAGGTGAGCTTCTTCAATCACATCTTCGATCTGTGTCAACGGCAGGGATTGGACTTCGACGTTGTCCGGTCGCTGCTCATCATGCGTGACGATATTGGTGCTAACCACACGACCGTCACACAACAGCGTGGCTGGGGCGGCTTCTGTTTCCCCAAAGATACCGCGGCGTTGCTCCATGCCTGCGATCTCATGAGATACGACTTCGCAACATTAAAGGCGGCCGTCGATTATAACTGGTCTATTCGACGAGGTATTCTTGATACGAAAGACATAGTCGAAGCGGTGGTTCCAAAACCAAAACATGCCACTCTATGAATTGATTTGCCATGACTGCGAAAAACATTTCCAACAGTATGTTCACTCCTACCGAAATCTTGGAGAAGTTGCGTGTCCTGAATGCGGCGGCGCGGGTGAGACGATTGAAAGACTCAGCAGCGTCAGCAGTTTCATTATCAAAGGCTACAACGCCCAAAACCGATACTCTAAAAAAGGATGATACTCAATGAGTGACGACGCGTTCGACCCCAACGCAAAGCCCATGGGCGGCACAGAATTACTGGAAGCGAATATTCGGAAGGCGCTGCCAGAACTGACTGACCAAGTTCAAATTATGATGTCTCGCCCAGAGAATTACACCTTTGAAGATAAGCCGCGTGTTCTTATTCTTCAAGATTTGCCGCAAGATCCCGCCAGTGCTGTCTTGCGTGACCCGACGTATCGTACACAGTTCAATCGCATTGTGTTTGTCTCTCATTGGCAGCAACAGCAGTATAATCAGTATCTCGGTATTCCGTATAGCGAAGGCCTCGTCATCAAAAATGGTGTGCCGCATCGGGCGGCCGTGCTTCCCAAACCAAAGCAGGATGGAAAACTGCGGTTTATGTATACGTCCACCCCGCATCGTGGCCTGGCAATCTTGACGGCGGCCGCGGCTGCACTCGCAAAGGAACGCCAGGATTGGGAACTTCACGTTTATTCGTCCTTCAAGATTTACGGATGGGAAAACGCAGACGAGCAGTTCAAGCCCGTGTTCGACGCCTTGAAGGCGAACCCGTGTGTCGTCTATCACGGCACACAGGAGAACAGCATCGTGCGTGGCGCACTAATGGACTCACATGTGTTTGTCTATCCGTCCATCTACGCGGAAACCTCATGTATGGCGATTCAGGAAGCCCTCATGTCGGGCTGCTTGGCAATCACCACAAACTTTGGTGCGCTGCCGGAAACCGCGGCGGAATGGGCCTGGATGTTCGAATTCGATGAACGCCCCGAAGTGATGATTACCCGTACGCTGGGGTGTATGCGTCGAGCGATAGACACCTATGATGATGAACACATTCACACCATCCTCAAGCTCCAGAGCATCTACTATCAACAGTTCTACTCGTTTGAAGGACGTGTGGAATCATGGAAGCATCTGTTGAAGGCGGTCATTAGCGAAGGCACACCAGTACAGAAGTTGGTTATTGAATGACTGCAAACGTTATTCCTTTTACGCCGCGGAGTGATTACGTACAACCCGTCGTTGATAACCTATCATCGGCAGAAGTATATAAAAAGCTGGAAGAAGAAACGCTCGCTCGTTTGAAAAGTATGATACAATACTATGAGAGTACGGGTCGATGGAATACGGCGTGTGATCAGCCAATTGTCGATATCGTGCGTTTATTGAAACAAGTCTGTCACCTATTATCGGAGAATGGCACTGCCAATCATGAGGATAAAGCATTCACGGCACCTTCGGAGTCTCGGGGAAGTGTTCGAACGGCAACAGAAACTCATCAAGATAGCGGACAAGGTCAAGAACCTCCGCGAGAATAACTCACAGGCCTTACTGTATTTCTTGAAGTTGGCGCACTCGGATGTTGAGTGGTTGTTACCCGAAGGTACGCCGCCACACAAAGCCGAAAAGGGCGCACATGGATTGACGCCATCAAACCTGATGCGGGAGATGCGAACCATGTACCTTTATTTGCGTGGCGGCAACGACGGACTCGCGCCACGGCGACGTGAAGTGTTGTTCCAACAACTTCTTGAGCGCATCCACCCAACTGAAGCGGCGATGATCGTGGCGGCGAAGGACGGAAAGTTTGTCAATGCCTATCGAGTGCCAAAGAAAATCGTTGATGCGGCGTTTCCTGGCTTGTTGGAACGCCCGGTCTCTATTAAATTTCTTCGATAAGAGGTTAATGAA